GACCCTCATCTGTGCCAAAGGCCTTGGCCATCTGAAGGTTCAAATCGACTCCCTCTTGCCCAGGCTCAAAGGTAAAGGGGTCTTGTTCTAGGTCTTCCCATCCGCTCATGCCATGGCCCCTGCAGGCGCGGCTTCAGGCGCCGGCAATGCCTGCTGCTGTTGCTGTGCCATGGCCGCTGCTTGCGCCATTTGCTGCATCAGACCGCGGCGCTCCTCTCCGGTGGTACGCACCTGGATCGGCACGCCCAGCTTGTCGGCAATGTAGTCGATGGCGGTGCCTGCCTTGATGGCCATTTGGCCCTCTGGCCCCATGCCTGCAGCGATCTGCATGAACTGCAGAATGTTGTTGATCTCATCCATGTTCTGAGCCATGGCCAGCGGAGACACTGGGCTGACCTTGACCTCCAGCCCATTGACCTGGATTGGCAGCACAATCATGCCGTCCTGATCCATGACCTCCAGAATCTTGGTGACCAGGGGAATCATGGTTTCGTTGATGAGTCGGCCAAAGGCTGATCCCAGGTTCTGGGCCAGTTCCTTCATCCGCTCCACCACCTCGGTAGCAGACCTGGCAGACATATTGTCTGGGGGCAGACTCTCGTCCAGCAGGGTGCGCTTGATGGATGCCACCAGATCGTTGATCACAATCTGACTGACATTGAAGTCGCCAGCACGGGGCAGTGGCTTGAGTGCCTCTCCCTGGGGGCCGCCGTTCCTAGCCACCGGGATAATGGCGCCGGGAGTGATCTTCACATTGGCTGGGTTGAGCACACCGTCATCGGCCGCGGTGTATACGCCAGTAATGGCCAGGGACGCATTCTTAAGCAGCAATTCCTTGACCTTGTTCAGCGTCTTGATGTCCGGCAGTGCGGTCAGCACCGGGCCACGGCCATAGATCTCGCCGGCCACTTTCATGTACCTGCTGACAACCCATGGGCTAGACTTCAGCTTGCGGTAAACAATCTCTGACTTGGACTTCTCATGTACCACATGGTAGCAATAGTCGCCCCGATCCAGGTTCAGCACCGTTGCCTCGATCAGATCCACCTCCTCGGTGGGCTTGTCGGAGATCAGTTTCTGCAGGTCTGGCGGGATGTTGGCATCCTTCCACTGCATCTGGATGGATTCGCCCTTGAGCCGCATCTTGCGGTACACATTGTCCACCTGGCCATTGGCGCCTTCCTCGAAGCTGACCAGGTACTGTGGCACCGGAATGAAGTTGATGGGGTTGACCGCATCACCCTTCTGCACCAGCATGACCGCGGTGCCGACAGACAGATCCAGCAGGAACTCGCCCATTGCGATGTCAAAGTTGGACTGCTTTAGCAGCGCAAACATCTTGTCTGCGTACATATCCAGCATCATCTGAACCTGGCTACGCCGATCCATGGGGATGTCTGAGCCGGGTTCGAGGCGGCACCACTTGCGCTGGGGCGGGAAGATGCCAGACTGCAGACGGTTGGCAAATCGCTGAGTGCTGTTGATGGCCGTTGAGTCAAAGACCCTGGTCATCTTGCGCTTGCCGCCCACCTTGCCCTCGTACTCGCCACCGTACAGATTGCGCTGGGGCAGGGCAAATTCCATCGCATCCTCATACAGGCTGCGGAAATCGTCCTTCTTGGTCTGCGCTATCTTGTGACGCTGCAGTATTTGCTCAACCGTCATCTTTGCCATATTAGTCCTCTTATGTTTTACCTGCTTGTTGCCATTATTCGTACCACTCAAGCGTTAAAACGGCTACCTGGTTTGATCCAGATGTGTTGGTTAGTCTGACCATGTAATTTGTAAGAGGTAGCAAGACAAATTCAAAGGATGTTGTGTCACCACCACCTGTTTTTGTTTTGCCACCACCAATGATCAAATCTGAATAGATCAGTGTGCCGGTGGTGTTTACAGTTGGATTCAGCACCATGGCAACATTGCTGATGGTGCTTGATGTCCGATTTCTTTTTAGAGGTGTGTATGAGGTTCCACCTGTGGATGTGGTTCCTTCATACAGCAAGATTTCAGCATCGCCACCACACGCGCCACCATAGGTCAGGTGCATTGTTGTGCCTGGCCCCGCGGCAAACACAAAATTAATGGAAGACCCGTTTGGCAGAGTGCTTCCATTGTTGATGATGTGCGATGCAAAGAATGCCCGGCCTTCATGCAGTCGCTGATGGTTTACATCAACAACAATAACGGGCGCATCAGATCCATTCAGAAGTTGATTGCCGTCCTTATCTTTCTGGGTTAGGGCGACAAGTTGTGTCTTCTGATTCTCTGACTCTCTTTGAACATAGATGATGGCCATTATTTCTTCTTGACTGCCTGCCTGGCCTCACTCATTCCGATTGCAATTGCCTGCTCACGGGACTTGACCTTCTGTCCACTAGATGACTTGAGTTTGCCAGCGGCATACTCCTTCATCACCTTGTGAACCTTGGCCTGCATCTTGTCTTTTGTGTCGGCCATTACGCGCCACCACCAAGTTTGGTGCTATTGCCAAGTCCCAACTCGGAGTCGGTGCGCTCTGCAGACAACAAAGACCGCAGACCACCGCCGCGGCGAGCCTTCATGCCAGCCTGGGTACGCTTTGCAAGATCAGACTCCTGCTTAGACAGTTGCGATTCTTGCTGTGCAATCTGCTGCTTTTGCAATTCAATCTGCTTCTCTGCTGCAGCAGCACCTCCACCGCCACCACCACCACCAAATAGTCCACCCATGTTTAACTCCTAGACATCATGTAAAAATCTGCCGTGTCAGGGCCATACTTTTTCATCAGGCCTTCTATCTCAAACCCAATTGCCTGGCCCCACCTGACAGCGCGAGTGTCCCTGCATCTTACAGTTATTTGTATTCGATGTAAATTGTTGGATATCACTCTGAAATCACGATAACCAATTGCCGCCTTGGTCATGATTACCGGGAATTTCCTGGCCCTCTCCTCCATAAAGCACCACATCTCCTCCACGCCTGTCCAGATCTTGACCGATCCGAAGCAGGCAACGGGTTTGCCGTGCAATATCGCGGTGATAGCATGGCCAGACCTGGCCTGAATCTCCAACATCTTGCCAATATCGAGTGCTTTGCTGATGGCCTGGTAGTTTTGTGCCTTGATGTCCATGACTGCCACATGGCCGGGGTTGAATGGCACCCAGGTGACACCCGGCATGGTGGGCAATTCAGGCAAAGACATCGAATTCGTCAGTCACAATGGTGGTTGCCAGGAAAGTCTGGCTGGAAGTGCGGTTGGTGCCGCGGGTTAGCTGTCGATATTCGCCGCCACCAGTGAGCAAATAGCCAAATGCATCGCCCACATGGGAGTGTTCGTTCTTGCTGGGCGCATCTTTGAACCGTTCCTGACCGGCACCCACCGCAATCCGCTTGAAATGGTAGCCACCAGACAGGGATTTGCGTAGCAACTTGCATTGCTTGTGTACCAGTAGGCCTGGTTTGCCCATGACCATGCGGTTCATGGGGGCTGCAGCCGCCTCGCGCCTGGCCTTGAAATCGTTGGTGGCCGTTGGCTCGGCCTTCAGGCCCAGGCTTTTCAGGTACTCGAATGCCGTAGTCTCATAAATGGCGTCCCGCTGCAGGCCAGCAGGGTCACCCCAGATCCGACACTCGTACTTTGGAAACCTGACCTGCAGTTCACTGAGCAATTGCTGTCCAAATCGCTCCAGCCCCATGTCAAAGGTGACGATCTCATGCAGCACACGCCACTGGCCGGAGGGATGCCGCTGGCCAAAGACGGCCGCAGGTGTCAATCCGAAGTCCAAACCCACCTGAATCGGCAAGGTAGGGTCTGCTTCCAGTTCGGCAGACATGATGCCATCGTCATACTCTGGCCAGACAGGCCTGCCCTCCTGCACATAGGTGTAAAGCCCACCGGCATAGCACCGAATCCAATCCAGATTCTTGCCTAGCAACATCTGCTGGTAATAACCCGTGGGCAGATTGTTGATGTTTTCTGCCTTGTCGTTGACCTTCCACCACTTGCCAGACGCAAACACATGGTCTTGGGCTTCCGGATTTTCCGGCAAATCATCAGACGCCACCTCCAGAATACCCGCCGGTTGCTTCCAGAATTTCCAAGCATACGGGCCAGACATCTTCTCCTTCTCGGCCATGTTATGCCACCAATGGTCATCGTCCATCGGGTTGGTGTCCATCCAGATCCCGTGCCAAGTGGCCCCGCCATCCCTCTTTGTGGGGTATCGGCCAACCCGGTGAGTCAGCCCATCAATCACTGCCTTGGGCAATTCCCTGGCCTCATTCACCCAGGCGCCGGTCAGTTCCAGCGAAAGCAGTTTCCTGACATCCTTGGGCTGATCAAGCGCCAGAAATATGAA